CATCCTTGGGTGTGGCCGTCCGCATCACACAGACCCGCAAACCACTGAAGACGAGTGGTGATATTCTCCGTCAAAGGGACGCTAAATTTTGGAGGAATGTTATGTTGGATCAGAACATTTATACGACCTTGAGCATCCTCATTTCCAGATGTGGTTCTGACATCGAGATATTCCAGTAGCTTCTTCTTTTCTCCATAGAGTGATATTCCGGGTATTGTCTTTGAACCGCTATATGTCGAATGGTAAGTCCCGTCTCCACAAAAGAAGCCATGGGTATACGGATCCCAGTCTGGCGCGTCCTTCTCTATAGAAACCACTGGGGGCGTCCATTTGATGAGCTTATCACCAGGGACAAGAGTTCTCATATCCTTGATTTCAGTTTTGGTTCCCACCTGAAGATGAAATTTGTGATGCTCAGTGCATTCCAGAAATGTTCCATCGCTCATGTTAACCCGAATAAGGTGGGCACAATCCGCCGTCTTCTTCACATCTACTGACGACCACTCTTGACCATTCCACACATCCACACTGTGTCCATGTAAATCCTTGATTGGTTTGTATCCATTTCGAGTAAGAATTTTGGTCTCTGGAGCGACGCACAAATTACTAGACTTAATTGTTCCTATATTTTGCTGATTCGTCTTTGCGTTCGCCGCATCCTTGTAGCACATATACGGAGTCCCGGTCTCGACCTGGGACTTGAGGATTGCGTTCCAGACGTCGCGCGCCTTTACAACCTTTCTAAACTTCCCCTTTAGAACATATTTCGAGTATAATTCATCAAACTCGGCCCCCCAGACATCCGGGAGTCCCGGACACTCGTTCGGACACATGAGATACCAGTCGTGATCGGCCTCTACGGCTTTCATGAAATTATCCGGGATCCACAGGGCCGTGAATAAATCGCGACACCGCATCTCCTCGTCACCCTGGTTCAGACGGAGCTCCAGAAACTCCATAATATCTGCGTGCCAAGGCTCGAGGTAAATTGCAAAAGACCCCTTGCGCTTCCCTCCTCCCTGGTTCACATATCGGGCCGTGTTATTGAAAACTCTCAACATGGGAATAATACCATCGGCTATTCCGTTCGTTCCTTTGATCTTTGAGCCGTTGGCCCGAATATTCGAGCAGTGAATTCCGATCCCTCCAGACCACTTGGAAATATGGGCGCACTCCTTGAGAGTCTCGTAGATTCCGTCGATCGAATCATCCTTCATAGCGACCAAGAAACAGCTGGACATTTGGGGCCTGGGTGTTCCGGCATTGAACAGGGTCGGGGTGGCGTGTGTAAAAAACTTGAGCGACATCAAATCATATGTTTCACGGACCCTCACAAGGTCCTTGCCGTGAATACCGAGCGCGACTCTCATAAACATATACTGCGGCGTCTCTCCCTCGTTAAGATACCCCTTCTGAAGTGTCTTGATTCCGAAATATCCAAATAGATAATCCCGAGAATTATCAATCCATGAATCAATTTCCAGTTTCAGGTCTTTCATGAACTCGGCTGACACGATCCCCTTGGCGTGCAGGGCAACCATGGCGTCCGAGAATGAATCCGGGCACGTCTTCTGAAGGTTCGAAACTGTGATGCGCATAGCTAATGTTTCATAATCAGGATCCTCGGTGATCATTCCTATGGCGACCTCGGCCGAAAGCTCATCTATTTGTGATGTTGAAATACCGTCATACATTCCGTTGAAACATTTTTGGGCTACTCTGGCCGGCTGGACATTTAGAATTTCAAATTCAGGAGCAGAATTGAGTTTTTGGATCCGGTCCGTGACCTTGTCGAAGAGCATCTCGACCACCGCCCCAGAGCGCTTAGTGACCTTCATTTCCATTTAAAATGCTCCACTTTTTTATGTGGGCTAATCTCAATGGAGACGTATGATCTCAAGCCGATACGCAAGGTCACAGGAACCCCTCTCAGTAACGCATTTTTTTCCGAATTTAACCGTCAGATTATCCACAAATCCATTCAGGAAAGCGTCAAGCGCCAAACGGGCCAGACCATAGACCGTCAGAACGACCTGGATCTTCAGGTTCTGATGAAGGTTGTTTATACTGATATGGCCCGGGATATGTATACTAATGTGCGAAATCAAGTCGGCGCGATGAACAATGAGACGGTCATTCGCGCTACGGGAACTATTCGAACCGGGTTACTTCAACAGACGTTTTATATGAGAGATATTTCACAGAACCGCGTCCCGAACCCCTTGCCGGTCAGTTCAAGCAATTTTGGGACGGATATCAATACAAATTATAATTTTGGTGTATAGTAATGAGGGCACTTGATGACATTCTGTTTGGATTTCTGATATTTTTTGTAATTGAACGTCTCATACGACTTTTTGGCAATACGGTTATAGAACCGTGGGTCAAATCGCAAACGGACAACCCCGATGTTCTAGAAAACTGGAAGTTGGGAACCGAGATCGTCTTTCTCATAGGGGCTTGTTTCCTCGTCTACAGATTCAGAAGACCATTGTCTTTTCTCACGACTTAAAAGGCACCACACTTATACATGTAATGAATAGGTTTCGCGATGAGACCGCAGAGATTTGCAAGCAAAAAGGTTGGGACAAGGCCCCTATAAGTGCCGTGTGGATGTTATACACAGAAGAGAGTGGCGAGCTCGCGAGTGCTATCCGTCAGCATCAGCGAATGTATAAGAAGACTGGGCTAAAAAAAGATAGGGGCGTCGACATCAAGATGGAGATGGGTGATGTTTTTAGTTATCTTTTTCAATTGGCCCATATGCTAGAAATTGATCTAGATGATATGTGGGAGCTTCACCGCAAGAAAGTCCAGAACAAAGTATATTTCAAAAATAATATAGGAGTTTATTAGATGGCTTCCGAGTTTATGATTAGTAATGATCTTCGCGACAATAAAATTAACCCGACCTCATGGACGGGGGATTTTGGCGTCAACTCGAACGGATTTCCCAAGAGCCTTCGGGTCGACGGTAAAACCGCAGTCTCTGCAATTGATGAAACGCCAATGGAAGAGCAGGAGGAACTTCGCGTCAGACCTATCGGTGACACGGGAAATATATACTTAAAGACGACCAGTGCCTCTGCCCCCAATGGCATATTTACGGCTAGAAAATTAGAGTATTCTGATGGTCGCGTGACGTGGTATCGCCCTGGTCTTCAGCCAAAGAAGCCCGGTGGGTTTCTTCCCGTGAGCATCAAGGATCAGGACAATTTATTTATAATATTGGCAATCGCTTCTTTGGGTCTGCTCTTTTTACTCAGAAATAAGTAACTTTCGGAGCGACCACCCTTACCATTTTTTTTTCAAGTATATTTTTTTCAACTTGCATTTGTGCATTCAACTTTGGACACGAGTGAACCTCGAGTTGAATGCACCCCGAACAGAACATTTGCTCACACGCACGGCACTTTAGCATCTTGGGCTTGTGCTTGCACATCATCTACTATTTCACACACAACTTTTTTCTTAATGTGGTCCGTTTCGCTGACTATCTCACAAAGGCCTCTTTGGCGGCCGAGGACGATTCGGTCCCATACGGATTTCATTACGGGCAGATATTTAGCGAACCATTCTCGGTCTCTCTTGACCCTCACGACTACAAACTCGCGCGGTTCCGGTTTGAATTGTATAAAATCACACTCTTCAAGATCCATAATTTCCAGCAAAAGTTGAATCTGCGGAAGGTAATGTTTAGGAACTTTTGGCTCTATTTTTCGAGTCAACGGACATTTAATTTCGATAAGAAGTCCATCCTCTGTTATGCCATCGGGAGAACCGCCGAGCCACGGATAGTCCCTGTGCTGAACTACTCCAATCTCATGAGACTTTCGTCCATAGGTCTCATCGTATAAATCCCGAACATAGGGTTCGAGAAGGGTCCCATGCGCCGTTGCTGCATTTCCGGCCCATTTTGTCCGGAGAACCTTTTTCTTGATAAAGGCCTCCACGGTCTCGTAACGATTCTCACCTATGGCGCTCGCCACGTCACTTGCGGTAATCATTTGCTCTCGGAGAGCGAGCCATTCTTCACTTCTTTGTTCGGCATATGTAGCTTCTATAAGTTCACGAACTCGTTTCACGTTTGCTTCCTGCATTTACCGGAATGCTTTTATTCTTAAAACGGGTGTCGGTCTTAAGTAATATTTCGGCCGCATTTTGCTCGGCCTGTTTTTTCGTAGTTGCAAATCCAGAACCGCCCTCCATGTTATCAACTAAGACGGTTATAAAAAATTGACCATTAAACTGTCCGTCGACGCGATACTCGGGCAAAGGATACTTTAGGGCTTGGCACCATCTCATCAGCTGGTCCTTGTAGTTATCATCCACGAGAGACGTGGTCACTTTGGTGAACGAGTCGAGAATGAATTTTTTTGCGTGAACCATACCTAGATCCAAGTATATAGCACCAACGAGAGCCTCGAAAACATCCTCCATAATGTGTTCGTTTGTGTTCCATCCGTTGCGCTCTCCTTTTTCATCCATAAGAATGAGTTTTTCTAGCCCGAGAACTTTTGAAATTTCACAAAGAGTCCGGCCCCTCACCATCTTGGTGCGAGCCTTGGTCAAAAACCCTTCCTGTTGTTTTTCGTGACGATCGAACAGATGTTTCGTAATTACAAAACCCAATACCGAATCGCCCATAAACTCGAGAGTCTCATAGGACCCATCGAGACCCGTGTATCGCTTCAGCGCGCTTTTGTGCGTGAAAGCGCGCTGATACAATTCTATATTTTTGATTTTTGTTCCGATCAAATTATTTATAAAATCTCGGGATATTTTGGGAGCGGGTGTGAGCTCCATTATGTGTTACCAAGTTTTAATATTTTAAGTCTTGACAACCTTTGGGCGAGACTTCTTCACCTTGGGCTCCTCTGGAGGAGAGTCGACCTGGGCGGCAGATGCCTCAACCGGGTCCGCAACCGGCTTCAGATAATGCTTGTTGATATACTTTTGCATATTCAGAAAGGTGAGCTGAGTGCCCTCGGGCACCTGCAGGAGCGCATTGAGAGGCTCGTTCAATGAAATGTTCTGACCATTCTTAAGACCATTCGTCTCGTAATACTGATTCAGAAGCTTGTTCACCTGAGACCGCGATACCTTCTCGCCCTCGGCCATACCTAGGAAACTGCGAAGTTCCTCCGTAATAGTCTGAGGCTTGTTGAAACCGTTATTCTGGGCCTTTGCCGCACGCTTCTCCCCCGTCGGGTCCTCGTTGTGCTGGCGGATCTTGCGAACATCCTTGTGAAGGGCGCGCAACTCCTTGTCGAGTGCCTGGATAGCAGTCAATACAGAATCAAGTGAAGCCATTTCTACTCTTTACGAGCTGGGTATCTTTAAGCCTAGAAATACTAGAGCCAAAAACATGAACATCACCAGCAAAGTCCAGTAAGGAAATGAGGTCGGCGCGACCGAAGTCGGCGCGACCGGAGTCGGCGCGACCGGGGCCTGAACTGGGAGCGTCGTGTCCATAGGAAGAAATGAGGCCAGTTTAGGAAACGCTTCAAGACGAGAAACTATCTGATTTGTGTTTTTACATGAAGGAACACAGCATCCTGAATCACACGGATACATTTGACCGTCCAATTTTGATATATATCCACATACGGTCGAGTATACATCGAATGGATCCGTGAGACACATGCAGTCATCTAGTATGAAATTTGAATTGCATTTACCCATTCCTAAAGTTAAAGAATATTTTATTAGTTAGTTTACAGATGGAGTATTCCAAGCCACAGAAGCTTCCGGATGGACGTTACTTTCTTAAAATTTCAGGAGCTCGCCATCAGGTCAACGGCCTGATTCTCCAAGACTCGCTCGAGAACCGAGCTGCCAATTTCAAGATCCCAGACAATCTTGGCCTGTTTCGCGAGGTCGATGACAATATTCTAGAGAAGGCCAAAGGCTCGAAAGTTGAATGGTTCGGCAAGGAACTTTCTGATGATACAATCACCAGTGCATATCAGGAGAGCGTAACAGACGGGCTCCTTGGGGCGGGTCTTGCGACCGTCAAGGGTCAGATGATCACGACCGCGTTCGATACCCAGAAGAATCCCACACCTCTCGATACCATAGCACCAGGCACAAAGTGTGACGTCTTTCTTGAACTGTCCGGTCTTTGGTTTCTGAAAAAGTCTTTCGGTCCCGTGTGGCGCGTTCTCCAGATCCGAATTAGGGGCCAGCCCAAGGTCCAGGCGGCCCTGGATTACATGTTTACGGATGAGCCCGAGGAGGAAGACGACCCAGCAGACTACCTTGACTAAAAAAATATTAGCAACTAATAATAAATGAATCGCAAGGGTCTGGTCATCTTGGCCCTTCTGGCAATAATAATTTTTTTGCTTCTGACCCGACGCCCCATGGTTTCCTCTAGTGCAGCAGTGACCGGTTATGGTGGGCAGGCGGTCGGAGCCCCGGCCGCCACGGGTATGAGCACATTTGACCCAGGGGCCGTTTCATCCGCCAGCCTCATTCCTCGTGATGTAGCAACCTCCGAGGACTTTGGTCAGTTCAGTCCAGACAAGATTCTCAGCGCCCAGAGCTATCTGGATCCCCGATCCCAGCTCGGTTATCCAGAGACGCTCGGGGGCGTTCTGCGCAACGCGAACCAGTCTGAGCGTTCAGAGCCGCCCAACCCTCGCACGCCCGTGTCAATCTTCAACCTCAGCACGATCCCACCCGACACCATGCGCCCCCGTTTCGAGATTGATCGCGAGTATTCTTAAGTTCTTTTTCCTTTTAAAACAATAGTAATGGAGTTCAAATCCGCAATGACCGAGTGGATAACACTCAAAACGCAGCTTTCCTCGGCCCGCCAAGATCTCAAAGTTCTAAATCAGCGCGAAAAAGAACTTCGCGGGTTCGTGACTCGGCACATGGCCCAGAACGAGATAGATACAGTTAAAGTCCAGGATAAGATAAAAGTAAATTTTAAAAACAAGACTGTTCGCGGATCCATCACCAAGGATGTTATTCGCCGGGGTCTTTCTGACTTTTTTGGGGGTAACGAGGCCCAAATCGAAGGGGCCCTTCAGGCGATCCAAGACGCGGCTCCCACAAAGGAGGTCTCGAGCGTCTCCGTCACTGGGTTAAAGGCTTGAGCCATATATTAATAAAGTAAAATGGGTCTCAATGATGAGTATTCTCGCGATGCCTATACCTATGAGCAGGTTTGGGACTCTGATGATGATCTCGATGTTGCTGATGATCTTCATCCAGCTGATTGGCAGGACTTGTATTCACAAGAACTCCTCAACGGCTGGATGGTGATACGGTCCTATATAGACACAAATTATATCACGTCTGGCGCAACCTACCCCAAGTTTGTAGAGTTGATCATGGAACCCTCGAAGTGGTATTCTACTGTCCAAGCTACGCGGATTCAAGAGAAGCTCTGGTCTGAAATTTCCCCAATCAAGGTTATTTCAGATAGGGTCTGCATCGAAAACTTTGCGACTTGGGCTAATAATTTTGACATTGTATAGTAATGATGATCGATATAACCGGACCGAAAGTTCTAGTTCCGACGATACTCTTTGGACTTTTGACCCCGGGACTCGTCCTCGACTTGGATCCGGTCATTCATATTTCACTTTTCGTCATTCTCTACTGGGTCATCATCAATTTTGGTTTTAAATTCACAATATCTCGATCGGATCTCGTGGCGTCCGGGATTCTGTTCTGGTTGCTTCTTCCCGGGACTATCGCAACCTTTCCACCAGTGTCTGATAGTGTCGCTCCAGTCATGGTCCACACCTTTATATACGCTATAGTATGGGCTATGGTTCGCTCAAGTATGCCCGATTTTTTCTAATAAAAGATTAGTAATGAAACGCCTCGTGATAGGTCCCGGTGCGATGGCTTTCTATTCATATTTAGGAGTTCTCTCTAAATTTAAAAAGGATGGACACCTAGATGACATTGAAGAAATTTCGGGAGCATCGGCCGGAAGTCTCGTGGGGTTTCTTTATTGCCTTGCCAAAGGTGACATTATAAAAATTCTTGATTATTCAATGGAAATTTCTGTAGATAAAATTATGAAACCTAATCTCAAAATTTTATTTGAAGATTATGGACTTGTGTCAAATAAAAAAGTTAGAACCCTCCTATCTGATTTATGCAAAAAAATAATTGACAAAGAGGATGTTACATTTCAGGAATTATATGATAAATTCAATATAAAACTCCATGTGAGTGCATTTTGTGTTAATCTTATGAAGACTGTATATTTTTCGGTGGATTCTTCACCCGGAATGAGTGTTTTGGAAGCCGTCAGCGCCTCCGTGGCCATTCCTTTTTTGTTTTCTAGTGTAAAATTGAATGACGGGTGGCGTTACATAGATGGGGGTTCTGAAGAGGCCGTCCCGGGTGCTCCATTTCTAGGACACGGTGACGATGTGCTCGTTATACGCGTCGGTTACGGAAGTTTTTTATTGAATGACCTCAAAAATATCAAAAGTTATGCAATGAGTATTATTTATTCAACTATGAAAATGCGTAGAACATATGATTTTCCATCAATTGAATTGAATTTATCATCTGAGGAAATTTTCAATTTCAGTTCAACCAGTGAAGAAAAATTAAAGTTATTTTTAAAGGGATATGAACAGGCTTCAATATTTTCTCAGCAATAATTAACAATGCGTTCCATAATGCGTTCAGAATATGTTCAGCACCGGACCCGCAAGGTGATCAAGGTCAAGCCGAGCAAGACTCGCAAGGGCTATTCTTACGTTCGTCCGGCCGGAACGACCCGCGTAAAGTCCGTCGCCATTCCAGATGTCGGCGCGGCCGGAAAGAGTCGCAAACTCATAGGCCCTCTCAAGGGTGGTATGTTGACCCGATACGGGTATCACCCAGTCGAGACGACCACGACGCGTCACCGCGCCCTGCTCAAGGCCATCAGCAAGGGTCACGAGAGTCCCCTGTCCGTATCGCGCCGTCTGCAGGCAATTAGCACGCTGACCAAGCGGACCCTCCCCCGGGCCTCCAAGATATACAAGGCCGATCGCTCCTGGATCAGCAAGAAGTTTCTTAAAATTTAAATATAAATAGATAACATAATGAATAAGACCAATTTCGATAGGATGACTCCCGGGGCCAAAAACTTGAGCATACGGACACTGCGTGCGAGCCAGATTCCTCTGAATAGTCATAGTCGTAAAATACTTCTTTTGGCTTTTATTGCTCACATAGGCCAGGCCCAAGGACTCGATCCGGCGACTGCGGCCGGGCTAGGCGGTATGCTGGCCGGGACCGCAATACGCGTCGGAGAATGGTGGGGAAAATTGTGGGTCGCTCAGCAAGCTTCAAAGGAAGCCAAGACGTGGCTGCCATACGCCGTCGCCCTCGCTTCTATTTTTGTTCTCGTGACTATTTTGAATTTTGTATCAAATTATGGAGAGAGAAGGTCTCGCGAGGCCAACCGCCGTCACGCCCTCAACATGGCCGCCAGGGCTCAGGCAAATGCCGCGGAGGAGCGGGCTCACCAGAGGGAATTGGCCCAAATTCAGTTTCAGCAATTTCAGTTGATGATGAACGCGTGGACC